TGGATATGAAAAAAATAGAACGGCCATTATTAGCAATGAAGCCATACAAGCCAACGAAACATCCAATGCAACATCGGATCGATGAGTTTAGAAAGGTTCCAAGTTTAGTAACTGGGAGGAGATATGACACCAAATGAGTTTGACTTTGATGCATTTTTTGGCACTCCAGCGCACCATTTACATCGAACTGACGATATAGATACTAGCGTTGAGGCGGCATACAAAGTTGACACATCAGCGTTAGAAGCCTTGGTTTATAAAACAATTGAATCATTTGGTGATCGAGGTTGCATTAGCGATGAAGTAAGGGCTAAGTTACCTGGTTTGCCATACTCTAGCGTTACCGCCAGATACAGGGCATTGCTAGATAAGAAGCTGATTGTTGACACTGGTGAACGGCGCAAGGGTTCATCAACTAGAAATCAGCGGGTACTTAAAATAAAAGGAAAAGACAATGAATAAGTTATTACAGATTTGGAATTACTTTACTAGGCCAGTAAAGCATTATGAATTAGCGGCAAGAGAATTAGAAAATGCCAAGAGAAGTTATTTGGAGCATAAGACACATCAGGAATACTATTCCACCTTATGCTCCTTTGAAACTCAGCGCATCAAGCGCCTAGAGCAGTATTTAGGCTTGACTGAGCAAAGCTAAAGACTTTTCCTTAACTTCTGCAACTCGGCGGCTCCAGCCCTTGCCAAAGGTTGCAAAAGTTGGAAGCGATTCTAAAAACTCTAGTCGCTTCGAGCAATACATCGAGATCAATCTTGCGGCATCTTCTTCCTGCGATTTCTTTACTAATGCAGAAGTAATGCTCCCGTAACCGCCATCAGGAGTAGCGCCAACACACGACTGTAGAAACTTAATGGCACGACCTGGACCTGAGTTAACAGCGACATCAAAAACAGCATAGTCAAGACCAGATACAAGCTCATCAGCATGGCAAGCATCCCAATATTTCCTTTTGTAAAGTGGTGCAACTAACTCTGGAGTTAGGGCGCGCATTTGCTTTTCGTCAACTTCATGCCCGACCCATTCTTGCCATACTCTAGCAGTAACTCCAAGGTTTGTCATGCCACCAGGATCGGATGGATGATTTACATACCCACCTTCGTGTACCAATAACTCTTTTAATGCTTGTTCAAAATTACTCTGCATTTTGCTCATCCTTTGCTATATGAATGCCAGTGATTAAACCAATAAAACCGCCAATAATCATGTTGAACGCTGGAGCAATAATGGCCAAGATTGGATCATTTGGTATTGTTGGGTCTAGTATTGCGGCAAGCAGTGTGCTTACCATACCAACCACAACCACGCACAATGTAATGGTCACTGCCATAGTGACATATCCACTTAACTTATTTTCCATCTTTGCTCCTCATGTCAATAATCTTTTCAAGGGTGCGGCCACCAAAATAAAAACTCATAATCAGCATTCCCCACTGCCCCAATAGCTCTACATATTTACTGTTGGTTTCCATGTTAAATGCCGACATCATGGCAAATATAAAATAGCCAGCCAGGATTGCAATTAAGGTCATTGGGCGAATATTTTTACTTAACCAACTGTCAGATGCCATATCAGCCTGAAGCCGCTTGGTTAGTTCTTCAGCCTCTTTTACATCGGCTTGGATGTCAGCCAATTTGCCTTCATTAGCCAGTTTTTGTAGCTCGATTTGAGCCTGTGCTTTTGCCTGTGGATCTGGGATTAACTTGTCAACAAGTTTCATTCCTACACCAACGATGTCATCTATTCCAAACATTATATTGCTCCTAAAACAAATTTAAGCCACAAGGTTACGATTAATGCCGCTATAAAACACCACATTTGAACGCGCCGAACTTCTTTAAGATCGTGCTGAAATTCTTCATTTGCTTTGCGTTCCATATTCTCAATGTCCAATTTTATTTTGAGAACTGCATCCCATTCTTTTGCACCATACTTCTTTACAAAATCAATCTTTAACTTTGCTTCTTCATCGGAAATGTATTTCTTACGCTTCCATTCATCAAGAGCCTTAACTAACGCTCTTTCTTTTTTTGCTTCTGCTTCTCTTTTTGCTCTGAGCCGTTCTCTAGCTTTTTGTTGTGCAACTTCTAAGCTATCGTTTTGTATGCCTTCGATGCTTTTGGTAAGCGACTTCGCGCCTTCTCTAGCGGAATCTAAGCCACTAGAAAGAGATTTTGCTCCTTCTGAGAAGCCAAATTGATCTGGCATACATCGTTCAGAACTTTAATGCTATAAGGGTGACAATAATGAAGCCAGCAGTGGCAATCAAGATTTGCTCTAGCCTTTTTAGGCGAGCATTGATGGCTTCGTATCGAATAGCGCAAACCGCTTCATGGGAGTTTAATCGCGCTTCTGTTTCTGTAATATTGCTCATACCAACTCCAGATAAGGTTTTTAATTAGTTATATTGTCTTATCTGGATGAATCTAAAGGAATTTTATCACTTCTTCTGGTGTAACAAAAGCATCTGAATTATGCTCAATGAAGTCCCACCAGAGGAATTGGTTCTCGGCCAAGTATGCCCTATCTTTAAGTAAATTGATATTCTCCTTATGGCCAAATATCAATGGGTCAGACACACTCCATAATACTATCCCTGGCTTGCCCTCAGACCATGCCAAATGCTGAAAAAAGCTGTCGCAACCAATCCAAGTTTTACAACCATGAATTAGTTCTTTAAGCTCCCCAAACGCAAGATTTTTCCTAAAATCTGGAACCAGTTGTTCCTCCCCTTCAATACCCACTTGAACAATTGGCTCATCGATCAGCTTGATAAGTTCATTCCAAAAGGGGTAATTCTTTGGGTTGCGCTTGCCGTTCTGTAATGCTTTAGCGTATGGGGAAATAATAATCATAAGTAAAGCTTTCTAAAGGCATCCTGTAGGCTACCTTTCCAATTCCATTCACACATCTTCTTGTAAATATTCCACTGATCTAAATCGCCAAATAGGGCTTGCGCCTCTGCAATTGATCTGCAAGGTATTACATCTGGATAGCAACCGAACACTACAGGATTACGGATAGAACCCAAGATACTATTGAAAACAATGTGATCGCCCAAGCCAGAGTTAAGAACAACAATAGTCCGATCAGACATCCCCACAATATTTCTAAAAATGCGTTCATCATGTTCGTACATCTCCTTCTTAGTTTCGGAGCGAATACCACCTTCTGGGTTCTTCATGTGCCAGGTTACTGCATTAGGCACTGCTAGAATCTTATATCCCTTTAAATGCAGACCATAAGTAAACAATGTTTCTTCCCTATGCGCCACTCGCGACAGCCCAAGGTTGTAATCATGCACTCCAGCGCGGTATAGAAATGAACAGTGAAGATGCTCTACTTCTTTTGATTGCTTTATATAATTCCATTGAATATTCGGTTCTGTATCAATATCTGATACCTTGCCAGTAGAGTTTTTAGTATCCATGACTAATGGCGGTGTCAATATTGACCCACCAACCGCGCCCACATTTGGCAAGCTGGCATAGCCTAATAAATTGCCAAGGACATGAGGCTCTGGGATAGCATCATCATCGCACCGCCAGACCCAATCGAACCCCATTGTGTTTGCGGCTTGATGGATATGATGTTGGCCTTTTTTGCCAGCAAATAACCATTCCCACTTGACACTTTTGATGTCTAGCATCTGAAAGAAATACTGGTAAATCATTTCTTTCCGCATATCTTGTGGCTCATCATTGTCATCAAAGATCACCAGCTTATCTGGCAATGTAGTCTGATTAATGATTGCGTTAAGGACTAACGGCAGAGTTGTAAAGTATCGCCCTCTGGTAGCGACTGAGCATAATACTCTAGGCATTGTCCCACCTACAAAGCATTAAACTAAATTTATCGTCTGGGCTAATATGCGATGTTACATAACCATCTTGATTAATAAACTCGTATTGAAAGCCAGGTAAGTCTTTTTCGGTAAGGTGATGTAGCTTGTGATGCTCGCCCCAAAACCCTGGCGGCTCATTATATGGAACTGAAATCAGCAATCGCTTGCAATGCTTCTTTAGCTTCTCAACAATCTCTAAACCATTGTCTAAATGCTCGATAACCTCAAAAGCAATGATGGTGTCATGCTGTTGAAGCTCTAGTGTGTTGATGTCGGCATGAACATAAAGTGTGTTGTTGCGCCATCCTTGCATCGATGCATACTTGGTGATTCGCTCATCATAGTCAACACCAACATACCAAATGTCATTTGGTAAGAACTGTATGCCGTATCCGCTAGAGCAACCTACTTCTAAAATGCTTTTACCTAAAAGGTGTTCGTTTGCCCAGATGTAGCGACTAGCCTCTCTGGGGTAAACGGGATCACCTTTTAGGAATACAGCGCGTTCAAAGTTGTTCTCTAATTCCTGTCTTATGTTCATCTTGTCTTTTCATGTTTTATGGCCTTGGATATTCTAAATCAACTAATGTTCCAGATGTCAGACCAGTTGCAAATACAACACTTGTACCGCTAGTTACTGTTACATCTGAACCATTTCGCATCAAAACACCATTGGCGAATACTTGTATTTTGCCAGAACTGTAAGTTGCTGAAGTGGTAAATGTAGTTTGAGATGCAGTCGCGGTGAACTGGTCATAAGTCAAGCCAGTTGCATTGCCGCTGTATCCTGAGTAACCAGAGAATCCTGATGCACCATTAGAGCCAGTGCCGCCAGAGTATCCGCTGTAACCAGATATACCAGATGCGCCAACTGCGCCTGAGAATCCAGAATAGCCGCTAATACCGCTTGCACCATCTGAACCAGTGCCACCAGAATAGCCGCTAAAACCAGAGATACCAGAGAATCCTGATGCACCATCGATACCAGAGAAACCTGATGTTCCAGATGCGCCAACTGCTCCACTAAAACCAGAGATGCCAGAGAAACCTGAATAACCACTTGTTCCGCTATAGCCAGATTGGGTAAACATTACCTGAGTGGCGGTAAGAATAACAGATGGAGTTCTTGGATATGATCCAGTAGCCGCCAATGTTTCAATGCTTACGCTGGCACTTGCAGTTTGCCAATAAAGTTGGAATACATCATTAGCATCTACATCTAAAACATAATTAACAGTCAAGATTTCTGATGAGAATGAGGATCCTTGTTTATCAGGAACATCAAAATGACTATTACTATCTGCTAAGTTTGAACCATTTTTACGCAACCAAACTTGTGTGCTTCCATTGGCAGTTGAAGTATTTGTGAGTTGAAGTGAATATGTAATACTGTATGTTCCAGCGGCATTAAATCTCCATTCGCTAGAAGATATTAATTCAACATTATTAGTACCTTCAGTTGTGTTTAATGTAATAGCGGTTGGAGTATTAATGGATGCGGTTTGTGTTGTGGTGTCATAAAACGAACCATAAGCGCCAACAGCGCCACCTAAACCAGCGACACCTGAGTAACCGCTGATACCGCTAAATCCGCTAATGCCAGAATATCCAGAGTAGCCTGATGTGCCAGATCCAGAGTATCCTGAGAAACCGCTTACACCCGAACCTGAATATCCTGAGAAGCCGCTGATACCAGATGCGCCAGAGAACCCAGAAATACCAGAAAAGCCTGATTGGCCATCAATGCCTGAGTAACCGCTAATACCAGAGAAGCCTGATGCTCCAACTTCGCCTGAGAATCCGCTGTATCCACTGATACCAGAAGCCCCAGAATATCCTGATACACCGCTACCTGAATAACCAGAATATCCGCTTATGCCAGATGCACCTGATTCGCCAGACCATCCAGAGATGCCTGAAAAGCCAGACTGACCATCAATTCCGCTATAGCCAGAATCCCCAGAATAACCGCTAAAACCGCTAGTCCCTTGTTCCCCTGAGAATCCTGAATAGCCAGATACACCAGAGCCAGAATAGCCAGAGATGCCGCTGAAACCTGAAATGCCACTATAGCCTGAGAATCCACTTTGTCCATCCTGTCCTGAGAATCCAGAGTAACCAGAAACACCTGATTGGCCAACGGCTCCAGAGAAGCCAGAGATGCCGCTAAAGCCTGAGTAACCAGATGTACCAGTTTCGCCGCTATAGCCTGAGAAGCCAGAGATACCGCTTGCACCAGATGGTCCAACAATTTGACCAGCATCATACCAAGCAGAACCATTCCAAACCCAAAGATTTCCATCGGCGGTAACGATGTAAGCATCATTAACTTGGTTGCCAGTAGGTGGTAAATCGCCAACAGTAGCTACTTCACCTTTTACATTGATTGATGTACCTTGTTGGCCTGAATAACCTGAAAATCCGCTATAACCTGAAATTCCAGAGCCAGAATAGCCTGAGAATCCTGAGTATCCAGAGACACCACTCGTACCACTCCCGCCCCCTCCACTGCCCACTACACTTGGGCCAACCTGTCCGCCAATTCCTATTGACATTTCATTACCTCGACTGGAATGTAACCGCCATCCCTGTGCCCGATTGGTTGTAGAAGTAAATTTGATTAGGATCGATAATCCCGTACTTGCCCATGTCCTGTAGTGAGAAGTTGACGCCTGCTGCCACGAGGACTCCTGTCGTCGGACTCACGTTCGCGTCACTCCCTACATAGGTCGCAGCGTCGGGAATGATGCCGCACTCTGATCCGATTATTGAATCGAGAGAAGGAGTATCTAGCGCGGTTGTTTCAAACCCCCAATGGAGGCTAGAATTTTTCATTAGATCCGCAAGTGACGTAGGGGTGATGGCGGCTAGATTTACCCTGCCAATAAATATTTTGCGTGCAATCATGGCGTCTCCTTACTTCCATTGATAACATAGTAAGTGCTTCCATCCAGCACCTTGGATTCAAACTTGTACCCTTCACACGTTGCAGTAAGTACCTGTTCTTTAAGTCCAAAG